CTAAATAAACCCCATCTTTTCACAGAAATTGATTACATCGCACTTCCGATAAATCATCCCCCCTTTTACATACGAGTATTCTTTTAACTCATCTGGGAACGGCGTGCCTTGCTGCTCCCATTTTTTGCGTTTTTTATAGAACGTGGTCCGAGATATACCGCCGAGGATTGCTTGGACCTCCTCACGATTGATTAGTGCTGGTTGCATATTTTCTCCTTTACTTCCCCGCAGACATGACGATGTCGCCGATTATCGGTGCGGGAATAGAGTGGGTTGATTTATTGTTCGTGATGAACTCTTGATAGGTTCCTGCATCCGGTGATTACCGTTGCGGATATGGTTGTCTTTCTGGTCACTACCTCTATTTGATAGTGTCGGTCACGGTAACCAATCGAGTAAATTACATGGTGATACTTATTGCCGGCCCCGTACTTCAATCTATGCTTATCTATGGCTTTGCTGGCGACCACGATATGCAATGGCTCGGTATCGCCGTGGATAACTTCACGCATGGTTAGCTCTAATCATCCAATTTTGGGGTAGGAGGTGTTGTCTTTACTCCGCGTAATTTTCTAGCCCCAGCCCACCAAACAACATGACGAAGGATAGTCCCGAAAGCCTTCTTGCATCTAACCCTATCCACTTCATCTATCTCACAGAAGAAAGGGCCATTCGCCAACCATAGCCTGTGCTTATTCCGGTGGGCGCTATAGATTTTGCCATCACATCCATTTACATGGGGAATCCACTCCCCATTTCTAATTTGCCGTAGAACCAACTTAGTATTTTTCAGATACCGAATAAAACTAATCATTCATGTATTCCTTCTTACTTCACCACACACTAGCTCATGCTTAGGCTGAATATCTTTCATAGCCTCTATCAGATGCTCGCATTGTGATTGGGTGGGGTAGATTGTGTTATTGAGGGGTAATGCTTGAGTGTTGATGATTAGGAGTAGGGTGAAGCCGATTGTCATAGCAAGCCTTCATCCTCCAATTCGCTTACGATTTCCATTAACTCGACCCCCTGAATCAAGTCAAAGGCTGTGCAGGCCATGTCGAACATTAGCCTCTCTTGAGGGTGAGGGGATTGCCAGTATTTGAATCCTTCACGGTGAATGTAACCATGTTGCTGATAAAATTTCCCAGCCAACTTAATCGCCTGATTAACTATTTTAATTCGTGTATCCATATCATTTCACCTTCTTACTGGTCACGCTGTAGATATAGGGCTGTACAGCATCATGCTTTGAGTTCTTATCTCTGCAGAATTCTTTAGCTTCCTTCTTGTCAGCATAAGCTGATACGATTTCCTCGCGGTTCCACACACCTCTGCGATGCCGTCTAGTTACGATATGAATCATGTTCTGATATGCCCTCCGATAGCCAGCATAATGAGAATAAAGGCGCAGATAATTCCAGCCCCAAGCAATCCACAGACAATTGCAAAGTTTAATATCGATAAAGTAACCATCACTCCCCCCATCCGTTTAGGCGTTTAAATGCCTTCTCATACCACTTATGCCCATCAACTACTCCGTCTTTGTATGCACTTACAGGGTCTTTGAAAGAAGTAAATTCACCAGAGTAATCAGGTTTCTCAGGAAACTTAATCTCCTGCACTGGCGGGACGGTAAAGAGCGGATAAGCCCCATCCTCATTCTCATTGCATAAAGCAGTATATATTTTATCATCGACATCATTATCTACAGCATATAGGACAGGCTCCGAAGTTAGTGATGCCAATGAATCCTTATAGGCCGCAAGTTCCATTTCTTCATCTTCAATCAAACCAAAGGGTATTTCATCTCGGTACTCTTCCATGCTAGAGATGCGGTCCTTTAGCCAGTTAATTCTCTTTTGTTTATCCACTTTACTCCCCACTATAAGTTAGCCTTCCTTGGCGATGGGGTTACTAGAATGGGATGTCGTCGTCAAAGTCCATAGGAGGTTCATTGCGCTGCGGCGGCGTTGAAATCTGAGTTTGTTGCGGTTGCCCTTGCTGCTGATTGACGTTTGGTTTCTGGCCTTCTTGCTTGCCACCTAGCATCTGCATGGTGCCACCGACATTCACTAAAACTTCTGTGGCGTATCGGTCTTGGCCTGACTGGTCTTTCCATTTTCGAGTTCTTAGCTGGCCTTCGATATAAATCTGTGAGCCTTTACGCAGATATTCCCCAGCTACTTCCGCAAGCTTTCCGAATAAAACTACGCGGTGCCATTCGGTAATTTCCTTGTTTTCCCCTGTCTGTTTATCACGCCAGCTTTCCGAAGTTGCCAATGTGATATTAGTAACAGCTCCTCCATTTGGCAGATACCGAACTTCAGGGTCTTGCCCCAAGTTACCGACGAGTATTACTTTATTAACTCCACGACTAGCCATTCCACTGCTCCCCAAACTTAAAACCGATTTCTGCTAATGATTGGTCCATCTTCTCAATGAATTCCGGCACCATATCGTCGAATTTATTCATGTATTCCTGTTCACGCTCGACCAGAACGTGATGAATTCCTTCTCTCTTCATCCTTGGGTCATAATTTGCGAAGTACCAAGCATCCCTGCCAGTTACCCACATACTGTATTGAACCTGAGCCATGTACTCGGCCTTGATAGCATCGAAACCACCAAGGCGAAACTTCATAAATACCGCCGTGGTGTATGGGCTTTTTAATTCAAGTCCTCGTCCGTCACTACATAACCCGTCTGGTGAGCAAGCGCATCGTAGTGAATCGTCCTTGTAGATTATTGAGGCGTCAGAAACATCTACGCCTGATGTGAATTCGAAAAGCGTCCTTGCTGATGATTCGTGCTCTTTACCCCATGCTAGAGGCTTGGCTGTAACTTCAACCACTTCGCCGGTGCACACCTCACCGAGTAATGTGTAAAAGTAGCTAAGCTTAGTGTCTGTCCATTTCTTCCCTGAACGTGGAATTGATATGACCTTTCCAGCTTCCGATGCTGTTATCACTCCCAAGCGAAGCTTCAGCCAGTCGTAGCTTCCTTGCTCGACCTGATTAACGTCTATCCCTGTACGGTTGAGAATGATTTCTGGTGTCATGCTGCTGCCTTTTTCTTGAGAAAATCTAAGGTCTTAATTGCCTCAGGCTCGGTGATGTCTGCTGGCTTCGTAATGCTGCGCTTGAATATCGTTGAACACAGAGGTAATAGGTCAGAGTCCCAAGTCTTATTCATTGCTAAGAGCTGATCGTTGATGAGCTGGATTGTTTCATCGGTGGCAGGGGACACGTCCCTCGGTTCGTTCTGAGTAACGATCCCTTCACCTCCCTCGGTATTAAGATGATTAATGGCATTATCAAGGCGTTCACGGCGGGGCCAGTATTTACTAGCACGTTTGACGATGGTTTTACGGGCCATTTCATCCCACCAAACTACCCATGGACCCTTCCCTTTACTAGCTGACTTACTAGCTCTTTCAACCTGCCTTATTTCATCAAGACTCATTTCTTCAGTCAGGTAGTCGCCTTCTGGTGTTTTAACTGTGCAGTAACCTCCGACTACCGAACCTCGATCACCAAAAGCGTTGTATTTGTGAGTAGGTGCGCTGTCTAATCCGTTAGACTCGTAGGTGTCGTGCTCATAAACTAGCTTGCACTGTCCCCATAAAATTGAGCCGGTTGATTGAGCCAAGTGAAGGAGGCCCATATAGCTAATATCGAGGCACACCATACCGTCACGGGGAACGAGGTAAGATAATTTACTGGCTGGGTTCAAAGTGATGCCGATGGCAGCTACGTTGATGATCGCATTCTGTGCGCTGGCCTGATTAGCCATTGCAGTCTTAGCCAAAAATTCATTCTTCTGGAATAGCTGAATTGCGAACTGGCTTTCCTTAGCCCATGTTACTGATTGGTCAGATAGGGACCGATTGAACAATCCCTCCTGTTCTTGAACTAACTCGATTACGTTATTAGACATCACGCAGCCCCCCGGTAATCCCTACGATGGTCGTAAATTTCAAATGCTCGCTCAGCGATTACGCGCGACTCAACCAAGTCGTAAAGTGAGTCTGTAACTTTCTCTTGGGCGTCCATGTCGTAATCGACTAGGTACTGGATAGCTCGCTTGGTGTTGTCCGTTTCGTTTAACTTAATGAGTAATTCGAAGATGGGATTTGACTTGATAGGCTCGATAACTTCGTCGATACGCTGCTTAATCAGCTCGTTTTCTTGCTCATTAATGCCGGACCGAAGAGTTTCTACTATCTTCCTGAATTCTTGCACTTCCTGAATGTTCATCTCGACCCCCATAAGTCTTTAATCAGTAACATGCAGCCAGAAAATGACCGCGGATAAACTCGGAATTCACCGCTACGAAAAACGGTTACTTTTTTACGCTCAAGTGAAATTCTCATGCAAACGCCTCTCTATTGGGTCTTGCCGCCTCATTAACAAAGCGCTTGATGCGGTCTAGTTGAGTTTTAAAGTAAGTGGTAGCAGCGCCAATGACGCCGCCGATGACGTTGATGGTCATTAGCGATACTCCGTTAAGTGTTGTTGTCATATAACCGCCCACTCATTGAATAGGCGCTGATATGAGGGCGTAAAAAAGCCCTGGCAGAGCAGGGCGTAACGGTTCACATCAATTTTTTCTTTGAGTAACTTACATAAATCCTCCAGTCAGGGCGGAATATTAGGTTTGAACTGCCACCGTTCAGTTCGAGTTATCTTTTTGAGTAAAAGCCACATAGCCAACTCTTAAATGAGCTATAGGGGGTTACTGAATTATCGACCAACCAGTTTTCTGCCAATCCTCACCTCTGTACCAGCCATCCATGCGATACCCCATCTCGCAGAATATTTTCCCATCTTCCATCTTGAAGAATTCTTCGTCGGTAAAGTGTCGGTTACGGACCTTATTGCCTGCTCTCATTGCTGCTTTAGCTTCATCCCAAGACATCTCCCCTTGATACATCACTACCCCCACAGACCGTAAAGGTCGATATAATCAATCCATCTGGCAACATTCCAGTTTCTAGTATCTCCACTTGGTATAGGGCAGGAGTAAAGCCCTTGCTTGTATAGGTCGTGCTTGTTCATGGTTACTCACCACGAGCCTTAATCATTGCGTCAGCCATTGCATAAGAGGCTTCAGCAAACCAACACATTTGCTCTGATGCTGAGTCTCCAGTTTTATCCATTTCTTTTGCCTGCCAAGAGTTAGACAAATAACCCTGCATAGCCTTAGCTGCGAAGTAGTCACGCAATGCTATTCCTTCCTCTTGGTACTGCAGAACGTTATTTTGTCTATCGTAATCCCATTTCTGCTGTGGAAAAGCCTGACCACCGGTCTCTTTAATCATGATTTTACTCCCATAAAAAAAGCCGCTCTAGGCGACCTGTATCTATTCAATAAGCTATTCACTTTCTGTCTTAACCCTTGTCTGGTAAGGGTAGGGAGTGAGTAGCTAGTTATTCATTAGCGAGGTATCTATATCCATGTTGCGAACCATTTTTAAACGATTCTTTTTCAGAAGCCTTCGATAGTTTCGCTCGCTTTGATTTCGCATATCGGCCCAGAACCCTTCCTTGGAGTAATTCACAACTCCATAAATTCTGTCTCCCATACTTACCTCGCACTAACTGAAACTGATTTACGGTGGCCAGCGTAGTAGATTGCTACGTCTGGGATGCAGATAGCTCCTGACTCACTGCTTCTATCTCGCAGTGTCAGAGTACCGTTAAGAGCTTTACTTACTCGACCCGAGCAACCAGTCATAATCGACTCGATACGTTGCTCTAATCGGCTCTCAGCGGCTAATTGTTCACGTTCTAACTTGCGGCGCTCAATACGGCGCTGCTTGCAACGTTTCTTTGCGTTCATGATTACCTCCGTAATTGGCTTTGGTGATTGGATGGCCGGTACTGATTTCCGGCTTACTACTGGCCCCGCAGTAGATGGTAGCTATTGCTATCGACCCTTTATCGGCTAACCCGATTCCGGTTTATTCCAGTGACGGCGTGATTAATCAGTTTCGCTCTGCCCGATCCGTCATCTTGCATATCAGCCTATGCATTCATCCAATCCCAAAACCAACTGCGTTTTGGTGTACACCTCTCGGCATACCAACCTAGTTATTAATGAGCAGCCTGACTCTTGTCTGGCGCGGTAGGTAATCCATTTACCGCATCGATGTTTCGCTTCGATGGAGTAAAATTACAAGAATATTTGTTATCTGTAAACAATAAATCTTGTATTAATCCTTGTAAAATACTTATTAGATTGTTTTTTAACGATATTTATTTTTCGAAGACGCAAAAAAACCGCACATAGCGGCTAGTGCTCAGGAATTGATGGTGGATTTTGGGCAAAAAAAATCCCGCTTACATGCGGGATGGTCTAATAGATGAGCGACATATCTTTTTTAGTTATCTGTTGATAATACCTGTGTGGTGCTGACGGTTATTGATTTAGAACAATTTCGGTGGGGAAAAGAAAAAAATCCCGCTTGCAGGCGGGAGTGATCTAATAGAAGTGTGGTACTGCTTTTTTATTTATCTACTCATAGTACCTAAATGGCTGTGAGGGTTATTGATGTGGATCAAGATTGGATGAGTAATAAAAAAATCTCGCACTATGGCGGGACAAGTACAACACCAGAATTACTGCTTAATGTGAATAGGCAGGTATTGTATCGATTTAAGAAAAAATCTTAATGATGTAGGTCAAGATTGGTGGGATAGGGCGAAAAAATCCCGCCGGAGCGGGCTCGTGTAGCTAATTAGTTTTGTTTAATTCTTCTTCAGAAAAATTCATCTTGATTCCTTAATTAATGTGATTGCTTTATTCACAAAAACCGCATCTTAGCCTCTACAGCTACGCCAATAACCTTGCAGTTACCGTTAACAGCAACCATTGGCCAGGCTGGATTCAATCCTTTCAAATACTTCTGGCCAGCATCAATGATTAGCTTCTTGAACGTGGCTTCGTTTGAGTCGGTGAGCTTGGCGATCACTAAGCTGCCGTTCATCGGGTCTTTTCCTGTATCAAACAGAACATACATCCCTTCAGGAACGCTCTGACCGGTTGGTGCAGTCATTGAGTCACCTTCAACCTTGAGCCAGAAGGCTTCACCCTGAATATGCGCGTCAGACTCAAGCCATTCGCTTATCTCATCCAAGGTGTACGCTTCGATAGCCTCAGCCCAACAACCGGCCTGAATGGAGCTGAGGACGGGATAACGTTTACCGGGCGTATAGGTGCCAGCAAACTTGAAGTTATCACCCTTAATTTCTTCCTCGCCGCCTTCCAATAGCCACTTAGTGCTAACGCCTAGTACTGATGAAAGCTCAGGTAAATATCTAGGTCTCTTAGTTTTGCCGCCCTCGAGCTGTTCAATAGCTTGCTGCGATGTGCCGACCTTTTCAGCCAATTGTGTCTGAGTTAATCCAAGAGAATCCCTTTTGATCTTAACTCTATCGCCAATATTCATTTTTATTACCTCTACTTCCATGTTCACAAGAAAACCTGTAATTGACAAACAAAGTAACTTGTTAGACAATACAAGAAAGTTTGTTAACGGAGGATGATATGGAAGGATTATCACACCGACTCAAACAGCGCCGAGAAGAAATGAGATTCACTCAGGCCAAATTAGGTGAGTTAGCTGGAATGTCTCAGCAATCAATTCAGCTAATTGAGGCAGGTGAAACGCAACGCCCTCGTAAGCTTCTTGAGTTAGCCAACGCACTGAAGTGCGACGCAACATGGTTGGTTTATGGCAGTTCTGGCCCCCGCGCCGCTTAGCAACACCGCTCTTTAATAATCTGCGCCCCTGCCGAAATGTGGGGAACCAATTCTAAGCATTCAGCTATTAGCTGATCGCTCAACTAAACACACAAGGATATTACCTAATGGAGTTTGCAAAAGAACGCAAGAAAGCCTTGCAGATAGAGAGCTATTTACTCTCGAAAATTTCAGTAAGAGGCCAGACAAAGCTCGCCAAGATGCTTGGTTTGAAT